GGCCATCGTCTGTACCAGCGACGAGAAGTTTTGCAGCGAGAGTTGCATCATGCGCTCACTGGAAATGAAAGGATCTGGGTCTGCCCGCTCGGCGCGTCCACGTAGCGGATATGGACGTAGACGGTGCCCGCGGCTCCGGAGGGCGAGAGCTGCACGTCGATCACCGGTTCGGGCGTGCGGGCGACGGCCGACTCCTTGAAGATCTGGCTACGCACGACAGCGCGGATCTGAAGGGCGTTGCCGGGCTGGCCGATGAACTGCGCGAGGCCAGCGCCGTAATCGGGCTGCCAGATATACTCGCCGGGGCTGGTGAGCAGCCGGCGCAACACGCGCTGTTGGCCGAGCAGCGGCCCGGACGCGGTCGCGAGATCGCCAGTCGGACCCGTCGCCAGGTCCGAGCCCCATTGGTGCGAAAGATCGGGCATCTTGGTCCTTTGCTCGTGCGCTGCCGCGCCAACAGCCCGCGCGCCGGTACCCGGCGGGCGTCAGTCTTGCGGTGAGGGTGTCGCGCCGCCGCCGTGGGTGTGCGCGTCGTAGTGCTGGCGCAGCCGATCGAGCGAGCCGTGCCGGTCGTACACGTCGCCGTCGACGTGCAGATCGCCTTTCACTTGTACCGTTCCGTCGTTCGCGAGCTTCAGGAAGCTGCCGCTCTTGTGCACCAGCCACAGCTCGCCGACCGGGGCGGCGGGGGCGCGTTGCGTGTCGCTGAACGCGCGGCCGACGATGACGCCGTGCTCCGAGTCTCCCTCCTGGGAGAGAACCAATACCTGGTCACCGGGCGACGGCGGGCACGCCATGCCCCAGCCCGCGCCGACCCACGCGGAGAGGATCGGCAACCAGCCGCTCAGCACGCCCTCCGGCTGCAGCTGCACGCGAGCGGTGGCAGCGTCGGGATCGACCGACGTGACCAAACCGAAACGCGGCTGCCCGGCAGCCTGGTCGAGCGCGCCGGCTTGCGCCTTGAGCGCGTTGAGGAACCGTTCCATGTCTCGACTCCTGCTAGCCGGTTACGCTTGCAACGATATCGGCCGGCGGCGTCGCCTGGGTTCCGGGGTCCATGTTCTTGCAGCGGAGATGCTGAGTGAAGCCGCCTTCGACGCGCAAGTGCCGCTCGATCGTGTCCACGTAGTAGGTCTGATCGAAATCGGTGCCGGTACCCTGGAGCATGATGAGACTGCGTGGCGTCAGGGTGAGCTCACCGGGTATCGTTGCGCTGATGACGCGCTCGTGGCGGGTAAGTTCGGCAAGCTTCTGCTGTGCGAGCTGCAGCGCCTGATCGGAGGTCAGATTGGGGCGGACAATCACGTATCGCTGTGGGGGCCCGGAACGGGCGCTACCGAGACCGGCGCCCTGGCTGCGCGCGTGCGAGCGGGCGGTCTGCGTGAACGCACTCTGTTGGCGGCTATTCCAGCTCTTGACCGTCACCTCGATATCGCGCGCGAGGGTGAGCGAACGCTCGAGGCGGAGATCGAGCACGGTGTCCGGCGATAAGGTAAGCGCGACGTCGGCGCCGGCGGGCGGCTGGAAGCAGAGCGTGGTGCCGCTGACGAACACGTCGAAGCCTTCCTGCTGGGCGAGGAACACCAGCAGATCCCACTCCGTCGTCGCGCGGCTGAACTGCCCCAGCGTGATGCGGTCGTGCTCGTCCTGGTAGTAGCGGCCAACCGGCGTGCGGGTCTCGGTCACTTGGGAAGCGAGATTGTGCCTGCCGGCAAACAGCTGCGCGATCTCGCTCGCGGTGCGATTGGCAAAGGTCTCCTGCGTGCGAGACTCGATCAGTGCGGCGGTGAGGTCTCGTCCCTCCGCGTGGATCACGCCCTGCACGGGATCGAGGTCGACCAGGTCGACCGCGCCCTGCACCACGCTGGTAAAGCCGATGCCGTCGAGGCTCATCCGCACGTCGAGCAATATGTCGGAGGTGCCCGACCAGAACGAGGCATTCGACGGATCGGCGTTGATCGCCACGGTGATGCTGAATCGGTCGGCGGCGTAATGGTTGTTGGAATATACTTGCGCCTCGATTGCACCGGCCACGGGCGTTCCGTTCGCGAGCACCGCGAGGCGCGGGAAGCGGATGCTACTGGGCAGCAATGCCACCTCCGGCGCTCAGGTCGCGATCGGGGATCAGCAAGGTGACGACACCGGCGAGCATCGGGTCTGAAAGATCGTTGAGCTGCGCGATGCGTATCCATTGGGTGGCGTCGCCGAGTTGCTCGGCAGCGATCTGGAACAGGTTGCCGCCGGCCACGGTGATGCTGCGCATCGCTCAGGTTCCCGCGTTGGCAAGGTTGACGGCGGCGCGGCCGACAAAGCCGTGCGCTGCCGAGAGCGCGCCGAGCTGACCCGCCGCACTTGTGGCACCGGCGAGCGCGCCGGCGCCGGCGAGCGGGTCCGTCGTCGCGGAGAGCGTCGAGGATGCGACGCCGAGCGAGCTGCCGGCGCCGGCGATGCCGCCGCCGATCGCGGATTGCGCGGCGGCAAGACTGCTGCTCGCCAGGCCATACGCTCCGGTGCCGCGCGTCGTGGCCTGCGGCGCGGCGAGTGCCGACTGCGCGCCGCCGAGATCGACCCCGCCCAAATCGAAACCCGACATGACCGCAGCGCCGATATCCGACAGCACCGACCCGGCCAGCGAGATCGCGGTATCGATCAGCGCCGAGGCCTCGTCACGCAACACCGTGCAAGCGAGGCGGTAGGGAATCCAGTAGCCGTTCTGGTAATCCGCCTGGAAGTCGCGGATGACTACCGAGTAGAAGAACACGTCCCAGGTCAGCGGCAGCGCGGCACCCGAAGCGCGCAGCTCGTCGAGCAGGCGCGCGCGCAGGGTCGCATCCTCTCCCGAGAAGATGCCGTTGACGGTGATTTCCGCGTCGTCGCGGCCGAGCGCGTCGATCACGCGCACGCCGCCCGGCAGCTTGTGCACCGCGAGCCGCTGCTCGCCGCCGAAGCCGATGCCGGCGGCAACCTCGAAGTCCTGGAACACGACGGGGCCGAGAATGAAGGCGATGTCGGACATGGGGGTTCCGTGCGGAATGGGGTGGCGTTCGCGCGGCAAGACCGCAAGCATCACGCGGGCGGCTTCGTTCGGTGTGAATTGTTCAGCCGGACGGGCTTGGCGGGACGAGCTTATGCGTCGTCCCAACTGATGAAGCCGTCGGCCCAGCCGTCGCGGTCGAGCGGCGCACGGAAGATGCGAAAGCCGTCGGGCCAGTCGCGGAAGCGGACGTGATCCTTGAGGCGGAGAATCGCGGCTTTTGCCTTGGCCTCGGTCGTGTAGATACCTATGTCCTTGGCGGCTTGGGCTGGGTCTTCGGTATCCGGCTCATCTTCCGCGCCGATCTTGAAGTGCCAGAGTTCGTAGACGTAATCCATCTAACGCATGTGCGCCGGACAACCGCCGATGCGCACCGGCCAGAACTCGGCGTATTCGCGAGCGATGCCGTCCCGCAGCTCCGCTGACCGGCAAGCCACGTAGAGATCGCTGTCATGCGACGCGTAGAGAATGCTGTCATGCGACGCGTAGAGAATAATGTCGCCGCTTGCGAGCACCAGGCTTGCATCGAACTCGAATATCATCGTCACGGCCCAACTGGCTTGGGCGGCGCTGCACTCCGTCGGCTCAAACAGCAGGCCCGGATGCGTCGCCAGCGGCTGCCGCGCATTCCTTCGAGGGCAGCGACCCACATCTGGTCCAACTCCTCGCTGCCGATCCACCGGAGATGGGTCCAGAGCAAGGCTTGGGTGAACGGAATGGGATGTTCCGCATCGTCATTCAGCATGGCGACAGCCACCGAGCCTCGATCTCGCCCCCGTTCAGGAAACCGAATTGAAAAGCAGGCAGGCGCGTCTGTTGAAAAGACCGGCTCCGCCGTCCGCCCGACCTTCAACCCGATCCGCACACCAGGCCCAGCACTCCTCGGGGGTCAGAGGCTTCATGCGGAGGGCAGAGCGTGGATCGAACGCGTCAGGTGTTCGTGCCGTCCGGAGCTGCGCGCAAAATTGCGAGGAGCGTGTCCAACATGGACGACACATCCTCCATTGTCGCGCCTAGGCTCAGGACCCCTTACCCGGCTCGGCACGGTGTGATTCTGAGGGGATCGGAGGTGTCCGATGCCCGAGCTGTTCCTTCTACCGCGCGCTCAGATGCGCCGGATCGAGCCGTTCTTCCCTCGCTCACGCGGCTTGCCGCGTGTCGACGACC